AAATGAGAAGTCAAGGGACTCAAGTACACCCCCTGCTCCGCCACCCCCGCCTTGCGTATTACTCCCTGGGCCTCCCGAACCTCCACCACCAACCATAATAAATTGTATGCCTAGTTTTGGAGTTGGAAGATTTGTTGTAGAGACTTTTTGGGCGTAGTCGTTTAAAGTAAAAACACCACTAGCGCTAGTGGATGTTGTTTCGGGTTCAACAGAAGATAAAACTCCGCCTATGTATCTCACTTAATTTCTCCTTAAACAATACGTTCATAAGAAATCATACAAGTTAAATCAGCAGAAGCTCCGGCACTAGCCTTTATAGAATCATTTTCTTCTAAATAAAAACCAGTATTCTTATCAGTTACTACGACAGCCGCATCAGCAGGTACGCTAAGTGTAGAAACTATTGGTCTGTTATTAGAGCCATCATCATATTTAATAGTTACGTCTGCTGCATTTACACCATCTATGTTTGCAACTTGTATTACATTTATTTTGTAAACAGTATTAGCAGACGCAGTTAATAATGTAGCTTCTGCTACGTCTAAAGCAAATGTCTGAGTTCTTCCTTGTATCTCAGTAGTATTTACTATGTTTGGATTTGCCATCTTTTACTCCTATTTAGCGAATACCATCGCAAACACTATCGCACTTGCTTTGGTTGAAATTGAGGTTGTGTCTACTGCAAAAGTACCAGTAGATGAGTTAGTGTCTATCGTACCGCCTGTCAAACCTGTCCCCGCTGTTATAGAAGCAACGGCTCCTGTATTACCTTTTTGAGCTATCACTTGCCAACTGCTTGGCGATGAACTAGGAGTGTTTGCTAAATTACCATCTGTTCTTGATAAATAACTGTTACCGTCTGTAAACGATACTATATCGTTCGTAGAATACGACGTACTAGCGGTAAAATCTCCTGCTGGATTAAATCCTTGAGCGATTGGTGTAGCGCTATTCTGGAAACTAGATACTAAAGCAACGATACCAGTTCCGTTGGCTGATGCTTCTATCTTGTCGCCAGCTTCCATATTTACAGGCTTTGGTAAAGTAAAAGTAGAATTACCTGACACAGTAGTAGTTAAGAAAGTGCTCTCAGCCGAAGCAGAAGAATTAAAGTAAGAAAGCGTTACGTCTCTGTTCGTGGCTGTTGAATTAGATAATATGAGAGAGTGTAGTGACGCTTCTAACGTAGCAGGTACTTCCAACAATGTTTGTTTTGTCGGGCCTATGTTTATTGGTGTTCCTTTTAAAGCCATTTTATCCTCCAAATATTAGTGACATAGCCACAGGGTCTTGATTTAAAGGAACTCCTGACTTTGACACTAGAGTATCGTTTCCGCTTAATATGACTGCTTTTTCAGCAGGGTAGCTAACAAATAAATCTTTACTACCAGCACTCCACGAAACTTTATTGTTACTATTAGTAGACTTAAAAACAGTTGTTCTAGCTAACACATTTCCTGCACCATTTAAAGTGCCTAAACCTATCTCAAAGTCAGAGCCATCAGTACAAGTGTAGTAACATTGATTGTTAGCCCCTATACCATTAGCGAATGTTTGAAACCCAGTACTAGCGCCAGCCAACGCAAAGTCGGCAGTTCCAGTTGTAGCTGTGGTTTCTTTAACTCTGTCTGCTTGAATAAGCGCCATTTAAGCTATCCTTATAATTGCATTGTTAGCATCTGGAGTTGGAAATATTACGCTGAACGTACCCGCAGAAGCCGCTTTGTCCGAACCGAAATCGAGAACTGCAACAGCCTTATTAGACTGAGTGGCGTTATAGATTAAAGCGCCCCGTGCAGTAATTGTTGCGTTTAGGAACGAAGTGTCTGCGAAATCTGTAAAAGCTGTTGTACCTCCAGTTGTAGGATTTACATTAGTTAAAGTATTTCCTTGAGCACTATATCCTGTTCCAGTTACTTCACCATTTGTCGTATATGCTGTAGTTGTGGCATCTAAAGTAGCTGAATTGCTATATAAAGCTAACTTAAAAGTGTGTCCGCCATTTGAAAAATTGTGCGTTGCAGTAAGCAATTCTTGCTTAAAGCTGGTACACATAAAACTTCCTGAAAAAGCCATATCATAATCTCCTTAATATATTAGCTGCCTCCTCATACCCACCCTGAATTAAATTTTGCACACATCTGTCTTTTTCAGATTGTTTAGCTTGATTCATCCAATATTCTAACAGATTTTTCAAATTTTCTTTAAAAAATAAAGCCTGTTCTCGTATTGCTGGGTCAGCAGTCTCGGATATAGAAATGATTTTGTCAGCACAAATCTGTACTAAATCTTGTGTAGATAGTCCACCATTGTTACTAGTTTTTACCTGTACGTTATTTAATTTAGTTGTGCCTGTCAAAAACATAATTAACCTTAAAAGTTTGTGAAATATTTACTGTTTCTATATACATCAGCTTTTAACTTACCATTGGCTAAAGTAACTAAAGTTTGCATATACTCGCCAAACTTTTCTTTATACTCCTTCATCATAACAGGCTCTCCCTTCAGGAATGTGTAAGCCTCTATCAAAGAACCATAAAGTAAAACTTGGTCAAAGTTAGTTCCTAAGTAAGATGTATTAGCAGTTACTATGCTTTCTGGATAATAGTAGTAATGTAATTCTACTGTGTATGTATTATCTGGTGTTGGGCCTAGTATAAAAGTATCTTCGTCAAAGATAGCGTAGTATTTCGGCAAAGCCACATACGCTGGGTCTGGATAATTCTGTCTAATAAAACTAACATCTTTTGGAAGCAAGAACTCGTATGTACCATCTGTATTAACTACAGCTATTTCAAAAACAGCTAAGAAATCAGTAGGAGACGATAAATACTTATTAGAAGTAGTAGTACTCGCTGTAACATTTTTTCTAAGAGCAGGTAGCCTAACGCTATTGTAAATAAACCTCTCTGCGTTTTTTACAAAAGTAGGAATAGAGTTGACAAAAGTTGTTTCGTCATTTTCCATATAATCTTTTATAGCTTGCGTTAATTCTGTATAGTTCATGTTATCTCTACGGTTACTGTTCCTATTCTTCCTTGTACTTGTAAATCATATACTGGGTTATAACCCCAATATATATTTCGAGAGTCTTGTAACCCACTCTCTTTACGAGGGTGGCGAAGTGCTTGTGCGTCAAACACATTTAAGTCTCCTATTTTATACTGAGGGTGGTCAGTTTCAAAGCACTCTGGGCAAACTCTTATAGACGTTAGTTTCTTATTTATGACCAAAGGTTTCAAATCATGGTATTTATATCTTTGCCCGCATCTATCACAATGTGCATTTGCGTGTTTTCCAGATGCAAACTTAGACATATCTACACCGTATAAGTCTGTGGAACAAACCTCTCAGAAGATTTTTCTCTATCCTCTTGTGAAGCAAGTGTCCATTGTTCTTCATAATCTTGTTTTAATCTAGGTAATCTAGCTTCCGCATCAGGTCTTTTTGAAGCTATCTGATATGCTAAACCCGCTATCAAACAAGGAATAAATCTAAAAGGTATGTCAAAGGTGAGTTGCCCTGTGTTACCCACATCCTGGATACGACGTAAACGCCAATAGCGTAAGGTGTATATCGTAGAATTGTCAGGTACAGGCCAGACGTAAAAACGAGGTGTGTTTTGACGGTCAATCCAAATCTGGACAGGTTTTCCCGACTGTTGTTTATTAGGTATTCCAGCATAGTCGCTAACACTCATCCTAGATATATTTACGTCTTGATTAGTTCCTCCCGATGTTGTTCTAATAACATGTTCTAATAAATCTATTGTATCAGCAGGGAGGTTATATTGTGCTGTACCAGAAGTCAAAGCGACAGAACCTTCCTCTATCGTCCATAAGTTTACACCTCTGTTCGCCCATTCTATAGACAGCAAATTTAAACTACGTCTAGCAGTTTTTATATCGTATCCAGATTTTACTTCTAAACCAGCTTTCTCATAAGCCTCTTCTATAATTTCACTTATGTCTGGATTAAAGGTAGCTGTATTTGAAGTAGCCATTAATATTCCTAATAATATTCGTACGCACCATGACCTAAAGGTCTACGTCGTTTGCCTTCCTGGTTTGCCTCTTCAGCTTTCATATCAGCGTCTATATCCGCTAAACGATTTCTATTAGCTCCTGTGTACATACCAGCAGGTGTTGGCATACGAGGTATAAACGGAGAATATCCGCCATACATTGGGTCAG